CAGCGGCAAAAGCCTCAAACATCTTACGACCAAAATCTGCACGACGAGCAGCTTCGATGTCTTCTTTCAGTGCGTGGATTTCAGAATGTAAATTCTGACTCACTACTGATTCAACCATCTTGGCAGCACGAGTTACAAACTCTTGTTTTACCTTCTTGATTTCTTGACGACCTTCGCGAACTAAACGTACTTTAGTTTCTGCTAGGTCTTGTTTGTCTTTATAAAATTCTGTAATTTCTTGAGCTAGAGCCTCAACTACGAATTGTTCCAACTTACCAAACTTGCCTGCCATTACAACTTGATCTTCATGCAATTCTTTAACTTCTTTAGCTAACTGACGAGTAACAAATTCCTTCATTACGCCTGACACAGCTCTTTTCTGTTTTGCTAACTGGACTTTCATCTCAGCTAACTGATTGCGATCATCGGCAAACTCAACAATTTCAGCAGATAATTGCTCAGAGATCATGCGATCTACTGCTTCAATCATTGTGTTCTTGTCATGTTCGTACTTTTGTGCAAATTCTTCGCGCAGTTGTTCAGCTACTTGTGTACGAGCTTCGGTAATACGACTCTCGAAAGCAGCTTCAATTGACTCTTTGATCTCTTCAGAAATCACATTGTTTTCAAATAACGATTTTAGCGCATCCAACATATGATTCTCCTTGTTATTGGAGTTTGCTTATTATTGCTAATAAGCTCTCTTTGAGATATTTCTGTGCTTTAGGATCACCTTTGACCTCTTGCGCTATGCGTAAGGCATTTAATCCGCCTCGATTATTCATCAAGTGTTCATAAATTGGTGTAGGGTATGCTCCTGGAGCACTAGGTTGAGCTACCATATCTACTGTGATAATCTCAAAATCTGATACTTCACCGGATCCGTCATCTTTGACGTTTCCGGATCCGCGACTTGAAACACCTAACTTCACTCCGCTTTCCAGCATTGTTTTAATTAATTGTCCCATTGGTGTTGGAAGTATTTTCAACTTCCCGTAACCATTAGGACCGTCCATCCACATATTTGTTATCATGTGACTTACACGATCCAGGTTAATTTTTAGATCATCTGGATGATCCACTTCCCCGAGTACTGAATAGCCGTTTTGAATCTGATCGTTAAGGGTTTTGACAGCCTTGCCAATCTCATTTACAGGGTAAACACGCTGGTTAGCGTTGCGTATACCGCCCTGGATGCAAATCCCGGACATGTATAAGTTTTTCCCATCTTTGTCATCAGACTCAACAACCATTTTTGCTTCGTTGAAACTGAGATTCTCTCGGAGGTATAAAGACATATTTTAGTATAGTCTCTTTTTATTTCTTTAAAGGACGTAAAGTGCTTTGCTTGTTGTCAGCAGTTTCACTTTTACCTTTGCTTTCTGCACCGTGTCCAGGCTCTTTCTTCTTAAACGCTGACTTACCTGCGCTTGCACCTGGTTTATTGATGTTTCCACCGTCTTGCAATGTTGTAGTTGGCTTTAATAGTCCACCTTGTGTTCCACCGCTTGTTGTGCTGAATGACTTAGCAATATTAGCAGAAGTTCCGCCCATATCGTTCTTACCAGCTACGATAGATTTAGCATTAGCACCGTTGTCTCCATGCTTTGGAGGACTAACTTTGTTAACGTATTCCATCATTTGCTCTAATTCGTCTTCACCGCCCATGTCACCCATACCACCCATGTCATCACCGCCCATATCGTGGATACCAGGATGATCAGCTTCTTCAGCATCTTCACCGGCTAGTAGTTGTTCAAATTCTGCTTTTAGATCTTCTAAAGCATCTTCTAGGTCCATGACACGGTCTTCCATGTCACCGCCTTCTTCTTCTTCGCCACCAAACTCGTCGTCTGCAGCGTCTGTGTCCATTTCGTCGTCTTCTGCGTCGTCTTCTGAATCATCTTCTGCATCGTCGGCTTCTTCTTCGTCGCCTTCTTCTGCTACTGGCATTTCTTCTTCGCCTTCTTCAGAAACTTCTTCTTCATCATCCTTCTTTCCGTAAGGATTTCCTTGGTCTTGACTAAAGTCAGACTCTAATAATTCTTCGTAGATTTCACGTGATTTTCCTACAACGATGTTGTGGAATATTTCTTTAGCTGCATCATGATTTTCATTAATCAGAGCTTCTAGCATTGCTTCAAATTGAGCGCGGTCAGTCATGTTAAGTTCTCCTGTTGTTGTATTACAAGGCTGTTTATTATTTACACAATTGTTAAAAAACAAGTGTAATATAGACTAAAAACAGTCAGTTTTGACTGTTTTCGTAATTATGCTGCCGGAGCAGGCGGAGTTGCATACATTGAGTGTATAAATTCTAACTCACTTTCCTGTTCTAGTATGTGCGCTTCACTGCTCTTGCGAAGTTCACTTAGTTGTCTTAATGTTAATCTTGTCTTACGTGTGTCGTCACGATGCATCATACCGGAATCACGAGTTGCATCATAACGCAAATCGTTTGCCACATGACGTGTGTCAGCATCAATATAAAACAATTCTCTTAAAATCATAATGTATTTATGCTACTGGGCCCGGTGCGCCGCCTGCTGGTGCGGCTGGAGCTCCTGCTGCAGGTGCACCTGTTGCTGCATCACCTTCTCCGGCAATGTCTTCTGGTGCTGTTAAGTCGCCCGCTTCACCTAAATCGCCTTCAATTCCGCTTGCAGATAGGCCTGCGCTACGCAATTCTCCAGCGGCATCGGTACTAGTTGGCTGTCCTTTACCCGCTTCTTCGCTCCATAGACGTTCATTTTCTGCAATTTCTTCATCAGTTAAGCCTAAGAAACGCTTTAATGCAAAGCGTTTTGACATAAATGGTACTGCTTGTATAGTATTAAATGTATTAATCCGTTCAGTGTCAATGGCTGCTTGACGTGAACTGGCAAAGTTCATTGGAGGATTGAAGTTAACTTCAAACAGTCCTGGATCAATATTCATGCCTTTTGAACTTAAGAACATCTTAAATTCGGTATCAAACACTTCTGTTAACAAGTATTGCAAGCGTTCACAATACTTGTTAAAGCGTAATTCCTGAATATATGCTGTGCCAACACGGCCATCATTGAAATTACTTTGTGAATCGTCTGCTCCCGTAGGCAAATAGCTACTTGGAATACGTAATCCACGGAATAATTTATTAGTAAAGTACTTTAAGTCATCAATTTCACCAATGTTCTTACCACCTTCAAGCATGGTAACGTCTGAACCTTTGCCGTCTGCTGTCTTAGGAAAGAAATAATCTTCATTAATACTCAATGGATTGTATGCACTGTCGATAACATTTTGTCCGCCGCCTGTTTGACTAGGTATGCGACGTTGATGAATTTCGTTTTTAACACGTTCTACGAAAGCCATTGCCAAGTGACTTGGCATATTTCCCACGTCAATGTGGAATACCCTGCGTTCTGGAGCACGTTGTATACGATAAATTAGAATAGCATCTTCTAATAATTCTTTTTGTTTGTATACTTTGTAGATATTTTCTAATAAACTGTTACCAAAGGGAAAGTTTTGATCCAACCCTTCTGACAAAGACAAGTGTACCATGTGTTCAGCATCAATGGCATTTTCTTTAAAGCTAACACCAAAACGTGTTCCACTACCTGCACTGCCTCCACCTGTACTGCCTCGTTGACTGGCACCACTACCTAGATAACCAGCGGCTGGCATTGCTCCACCACCACTGCTGTTACGAGGATTCATGTTAGGAGTAATCTGTGTAGCAACTAAATTTTCAAAATTAGGTGCTAGATCCTTTAAAACATACTGCTCTGGTTTTTTACCTTCGCTTTCGTTAACAATGACCTTGATCAAATTACTTGGATCAATGTGATTCCACTTTTGATTTTCTGGATCTCTAATAAAAAATGCATCGCCGTACTTGAATACGTTACGAACAATGCGGAAAATACGTGTATCAAACTTTTGTAGCTTGTTCCATTGTGCTAGATATTCACCTAGTATACGAACTTCAGCATTGGTTCCTTTATTTCTCCACTTGATTGCAAATGGACTCTTTGAATCTTTTAATTTTTGTGTACAAAACTCAGCTAGAATATCTAAAGCGGCATTAACCTCAGGATCGCTATCCATAACTTCATACTGTTGATAACGTTCAATACGATTTGGACTACCCGTGTATACATCTGGCAAATAACTACTGTAGTTTGCTCGTGCTGGACCCGGACGATTACCGGAATTCATTCCGCTAACTGGCCCTAGATTTTGTCCATTTACTGGTACAGGGGTAAAAAATTTTTTCCAAGTCATTCAGTTGTCCCGATTAATTAAATTTGTTGCTAGATAAACCCTTTGTAGCTTTAACTTGAGCTTGTGCAGCATTGGCTGTCTGTTGGGAATAACTTAACAGTTGTGCCATACTCTTATTTAAGTGTTCTAGGCTAGTATGAAGATCTTTTAGGCCCACTTGTTCAACTGTTCCTACCGCTGGTTTAGTATCTTTCTTAGCTGCAGGAGGAACTGGGGTGTATTCTTCTCCAGTTTCTGGGTTAATCTTTTTACCAGGACTTGGTTCTTTTTTAACTGCCTGTGCTGTACTACCTGCTATTTTGTTTTCTTCTGGTTTTTTAATCTCTGATGGTTTTATATTTTTAAGTTGTGCATTTAGTGTTTGCATAAACGGAGGAAGTTCTTTGCCTTTTCCTCCTAACATATCACCAAACATATCACCAAACATATCTTTTGGATTTTGTTTTGGCTTAACTACTGCTTCAGCTTTTTTAGTTACTTCTTCTTTAACTGCCGCGGCTGAACTGCTCATTTTTGCAAGTTCATCATTTAATGCATCTGATTTTATTACCTGAATAGCTTTAGCAGATTCTGTTTCAACATCCACTCCGTCAGCTTTTAGTTGTGCTATGCGGCTTTCTGCTTCAGCTTGTACAGCAAGTTGTTCTTCAGTTGATGCTGTTGCAGTTGTTTTTGTCTTAATTTCATTTTCTGCTTTTAGTTTATCAATGTTGGCATAAACTGCTAGCTCATCTTCTCTAAATTGTAAACTTTCTTGTTTGTTTTCTACTTCTTTTTGTAATCGTTCTAACTTGCTTTGTTCTCTGACAGTAAGTTCTCTACTTGAAGCTGTTTCTTCAAGCGCAAGTATCTCGGCATTTTTCTCTGCAATAGTATTTTTTTCGTCTTCAACACGCTTTTTAGCATTTTCCAACTGCATCTTTTTACCTTCTTCATCAGTATAAGCATACTCTAATACTGACTTTTGATGGTTTGTTAATACTGTTTTTTGTTCTTCAGACGCTATTGTAGCAAGTTCAACTTGTTTAAGTCCAAGATCTTCTGCAATTTTAGCAGCAGTTTCAGAAGCTGTGACTGTTTTTTCTTTACTTTCAGTTTCTAATCTGGCTTTGTACTCGTCTAAATTACTAAGAACATTTATAGTTGACTGATGATAGTCTAAAGCTCTTTGATTTTTTACTTTTTCTTTTTCAAGTTTAGCTAATTCAAACTGCTCTCCGGTATCTAGTTCCCTCTTAGCTCCTTCTGTTTTTATTTCTGCTATTCGTTGTTCAGCTTCTTGGGCATCTTTAGTCCACATAGCCAACTGTTTCTTTGATCCTTCTAATCCTTCTGCTATTTCTGCTTGAGTTGCATCGGCCCAATCTGCTGTTTGGAATTTTTCATTCTTACTCATTGGAGCAACTGGTGCTTGACTTGCTGGAGATCCTTGTGCCGAACTAATTGTTGTGCTAATAGTCTTAGATATTTCTCCAAGGTTAACGCCGCCTTCGGATTTATCTCCACCACCCAATGCTTTGGCCGCACTTTGTAATCCGTCAAGTTTAACATTCTGCATAAGAGTTTGCATTTTATCTTCTGGCACAACATACTCTTTTCCTGCTTCGCCTATGATAGCCAATTCAGGATTGTTAATTATACCACCTTCCGCACGTTTAGTTGCAGTAGGGATTCCGTTTAATTTGTCTGCAATAGCATTGAATGCTGGAACTATGCCTTCTTTCATTGCAAATCCAGCTGTGTGGCCAATCACTTGTCCTATACCTTCTGCACTGGCAGTGTCTTTGGGATCTTTGGCACGTTCTTCTTTGGTACGTTTGTCGTTTGGATTTTGCCCAGCGGCATATCCTGTTTTAATTCCTGTTTCAAGAGCTTTGACTTTGGTAGTTGTTTTACCGTTTGACAATATGTCAGCACTGTTTAATATTCCGTCGTTGAACTTTTTCAGTGCAGGACCAACTTGCTGATTCATTGGCACAACTAAACTATCGTACACAGCACTGGCAGCATCTTTTGTTCTTGCTTCTAGCTTGACCATAGCTTCTGTACTTTCAGAACCTGGACCTTTAGCAGTTTGTGCTTCCTTTGCCTGCTTAATTGTTTCTTCTTGTATTAACTTGGCTTTTTCGTCAGCCGTTATATTTTTAAGTTTACCTTCTCTTTCTAATTGTAATGTAACTG